GGAACGCGAAGTGCTCAGTGCCGGTGGGAACCACGCCGCCGACGAACTCGGCACGCAGGTAGTACGTCGCGTTGCCGGGAAGGCCGTTGTAGAACGCCATGCCCGCGTCGTCCGCGGCCAGGGTGAGCTTGACCTCGTTCGTGGACTTGGCCTCGACGTTTCCGGCTGGCGCGCCAGCGAGGGACGCGTCCAGGACGAAGAACGGCTTCCGGCGTCCGGTGGTCTTGGCCTCGAAGTCAAAGCAGCGGGTGAGCTTTGTGGTGCCGATGCCAACGAAGGCGGTGTCCAGGTAGAACGTGCCCTCGGTCAAGTTGATGGGAACCAGGGCCTCGGTCACGACGGCGCCCGTGGACAGGGCCACGCCGTCTTCGATGGCGCCCCCGACGAGGGTTCCGTCCGCCTTCGGGGTGTTGCCGGCCTTCCAGCCCAGGGTGAGCTCTGTGCCAGCGCAACCAGACACGCGCTGCGCACGGCCCACGTCGCCGGTCTCAACAGTCAGCGAGGCGACGGCGTCCGCACCGAACGTGTTCGGCTGGAACGACCAGGACTGCGAGACGAGGTCGGTGCCCGCGGTGACAACGGCGTTGCCGATGACGGTCGCGAGCAGGTACTGCAGCTCGGTGTACGTCGGCACGCCGGTCACCTTCAGCTCGGCGTAGCTCTCTTCCAGGGTCGTGACGGTGACGTGCTTCGCGCCCTGCGGGGTGAACTCGCCGGTCTTGATCTTCGGCTGCGGCTCAATGCTGAACGCGCTGAGTCGGTGCAGCGCCGGTACGCCGGTGCCGGGGACGGTCTCGACGCCCACCTGCGAGCTCTGGAGAACGCTTGTGCGTTCGGTCATGATGATCTCCTTGATAGAGGGGGCGCGTCTGCGCTGCCCTGTACCGTCCCGGTGTTCGCACGCGGGGCAAGGAGCGCGGGTCAGGCCCCGTAATGGCAGCGGTAGATGCCGCCCAGAGCCCGGCGGGTGACTCCCGCGGAAACCTCTGTGAGGCGGAACGGGGACTGGCGCACCAGGCCGTAAACGGTCCCGTACGAGTTCACGGCACGCGCAGCCTGCAGGAGCTCGTCGACTCGGGAGTACGCGGGGGCCAGGTCTGCGTACCCGGCTTCACCGATGACGCGCACCAGCCACAGGCCGCTCGTCACGACGCGGGTGCCGTCGATGGTGGTCAGGTCGGATCCGTTGCCGTAAGGGGTGAACGTGACCAGCGGGAACGGGTCGCCGTTGGTGTTTGGGTGCTCGGTCACAGCGCTGACGAGGGCCATCAGGGTTGTGTCGCCGGACAGCGCCGCGTTGATGAGGGCGTCGGGGGCCAGGTCAGCCAACATTGGGGACGCCCCTTCCGGGCCGGTCGAGTTTGGCCGTCACCTCAGCGATGTACACGTCCCGTGCTACGGCGCCGACGTGGCCGGCGGGCTCCATGAACGGGCGCGGCTCCGTGACCCGGTTGCCGAACGATGAGCCGAACTCGAGCGCGGCCGCGTACGGCGCGGCGACACCGCCAGCGACGGCGCCCTGAACGCGGCCGTTGCCGGCAGTCTCAACGTGGCACGTCGCGGCCAGGACCCCGGTCCAGTTCGCGGGAGCCTCGCCGGGCGCGCTTGCCTGGTGCGGCAGCGGCTGCGGGCCGGACGTGTACACGACACCCGTCTTCGGGCCGGACAGGATTTCGCGGCGCATCTCAACCACGGTTGCCTCCGCACCGATTCGGTTCGCTTTGTTCATCACGGCGAGCAGCGCGGCCCCGTACAGGGGCAGGTCATTGAACACGACTCCGCGGGCGGGCATCAGAGCACCTCCTCGCACCAGATGACGTTTTCGGCGTTCCAGCTGGTCTGGTCACCGGCGCGGGTGGCTTCGAGCGTGATTCCTTGCGGCGTCACGTGCAGGCGGTCCTTGTCAAGAATGTCCACGCCCGGCCCGACGGTCAGCTTGTACGGCGTCACGGCTGCGAGGCGCCCGGCGATCACGGGCTCGTCGCCGCCTGGGTGGCGCTGCGACCGGACGCCGAGACGGCACGGCAGCGGGTCGCCGGCCTGCGCCCACGTCTTTGAGACTGAGCCAACGGCGTCCTTCGTGCTGGTGGGGCGCATGACGGTGACCGTGTCCGGGAACGTGCCCGCACACGTGGCCTGCATTCGGGCCAGCTGTGTTGGGGTCAGGCCGCTCACAGTCCCAGCTCCTCGTCGTCGTTGTCGCGCAGGTGCCGTTCCGCAATGGCCGCAATGACGGGCCCCCACGCGACCCGCAGGTCTCGGGACGCTGACGGCTGGCCGATCAGGTGCCGGATGACGCCGATGCGCCCCCGGACGCGGGCCAGGTACGTCGCCCGGTACAGGGCGGCGCGCTCGTCGTCAGTCAGTTCGCTCACAGCAGCACCCCGCCAAACCCAATCGGGTTGCCGTACGGGTCGGTGGTCAGCTCGCCCAGGGAGTAGCCGGCGTACCCGCCAGTGTTGAGGGTGCCCTGGCCGCCCTCACGGGACAGGAACTCGGCGGCCATCGCGAGGCAGTGCGTGTGGACCTGGTCGCGGTCGTACGAGTTGCCGTCAACGGTGAACTTGAAGTCTCCGGCGACCTTCGCCGCTTTCCAACGCCAGCCCTCAGCAGCGGCAGCGTTCAGCGCGTACGTGTTCTCCCAGGTGGCGTCCGTCGGGTAGCGCCCGAAACGGTCGGCGCGCGCGGCAAGGGCCAGCAGCGTCGTCAGCTCATCGACGGTCAGCACCGGCTCTGCGCCGTCTCCGAGCATTGATGCGAGCTGGGTTTGGGCCTGTGTCGCGTCCATCGCGGTAACCTCCGGGGGTTGTCTCTCCTACACCGTCCGGCGCGGGGCGTGCTGGGCACGGATACGCAGCAAAGCCCGCCCCCTTGTGAGGGGCGGGCTCGGCCGTGTGTCAGCGGGCCGGTCAGACGGCAGGTGACGTGATGACCGCGAACGGGTAACGCGTGGCCGCGTTCTCGTTGTCGAATCGGATGGTGTTGGCAACCTCGAAGGCGCAACGGAAGGTGATGCGGAGCGCCTTCGCGTCCTGCTGTGCCAGGTTCAAGATGACCTTGCCGGTGTCGTCAGAGATGACGCCCTCGGTCAGGACCTTGTACTGCATGTCGGTACGAATACCGAGCAGTGCCTGCGTGCTGTCACCCACGACGCCCTCGGCGACGGACAGGCCGACTGGCCAAAGTCCACGCGCCGGGTAGATCGGGGTTGTGCCGTACACGTTGGTCGGGGAGACCTCGGACAGCTCGCGACCCAGTGAGTCACGCGCCCCACGAAGGAGACCCTTGTACCGTGTCGTGAAGGCCAGGAGGTCGCTGTCGTAGCCGTCCTCTTCGACGAGTGCGAACAGGTCGCTCAGGTCCTGGGCAAGCCCACCCGCGGCGACCGCGTTGCGACCGCGGACCACAACGTGGTTGCGGAGGATGGCCTCTGGCACGATGGCGTCGCCCCACGTGACCGGCTTGTCGGTTCCGAAGAGGACCGCTGCGTCAATCTTGCGGGCGATGGCGGTGGCGATGGCGGACGTGGACTCGGCAACGATGTCGTAGTCGGCGTCGTCGGCAACCTCGTCCGGGATGGGCAGGATGACGGCCAGAACCTCGGCGTTGAGGAACTTGTTCGCCCACGCCATGTTCGTGGCCTGCTTCAGGCCGGTGTCACCGTTGACGAAGTACGCGACAGGCAGCGAGGACAGGACGGGCAGACGGGTCTGCTTCCGGCTCATCTTGACGTGCGTGAAGCTCTGGAGGGCGAGGCTGTGAGCCTCGACGGAAGTGAGGATGGCCTTGGAGACATCCTCCGGCATTAGTGCGCCGGCCGCTGTGCGGTCGGTTACTGCATCGTAAACGGTCATGATGGTTTCGCTCCTTAGGGCGATTGAGGGATGAGGGGTGCTGCGGTCAAGCTGGTTTGGTTAGCCCCAGAGCTTCTTGCGAAGCTCGGAGTTGAAGTTCGGGGTGCTGGCGTCGCCGTGTTGGGCGGTGTCGGCAGACCCGGCCGGACGGAAAAGCTCCGGGTACGTCTTGCGCAGGTCCGCGATGACGGGTGCGGCGCCCTTTGCCGGGTCGTAGGTGGCGAGGTCGGCCAGGCGCGCTACCGCGTCGGGTCGGACTGCACCAGCCGTTTTGGCTTCGGCGGTGAGGGCGTCCAGTGAGGTGCGGGTGCCGGCGTCTTTGACCAGGCCCTCGTACTTCCCCTTGTAGTCGTCCCGCTCCTGCTCCAACTTCTGCGTGGCGGTCAACTTCTCGTCTTCGTGAACTTTCAGGGACTTCTCCAGTGCGGTGATGCGCTTTTGTGCTTCGAGGTTTGCGGCCCGTTCAGCTGCTAGCGCCTTGACTCCGCCCTCACCGAGGGTGTCGTCCGTGGTCCCTGTTTTGGTGCCCGTGGCCGCTTCGGCGGCTGCCGATGCGGCAGCCTCGTCTGTGGTTCCGGTTGGTGCTGTTGCGTCAGCCATCGCGGCATCCTCATTCATCTGTCAATCGGGACGTATCGCACGTCCAGGTCGCATCGCGCTCCCATGCCCGTGACTGTCGCCAGCGTTTGGAACCACGCAAGGAGCCCGATCAGCGGGGGATGATGGGGCGCAGGGAGCGCAGGGAGCGCGTGTACGGGACGCGGCCGACGCCCGGGACGTCGCGCCAGCCGACGATGCCGGTGTCCGCGGCCGTGTCCAGGGTTAGTGCCCCGGCGCGGTACGCCTGGAACTTGCCGGGCCCGATGAGCGCGGTCAGCTCTTCGTCGGTCATGTCGGCCGGGGAGGTCAGCCCGGAGCCGTCCATGTGCTGGAAGGTCCGGTAGCGCCACTCCTGCACGCACGCGCAGTTCGGGTGGGACGACATGGGCTCGCTGGCTGGGAACTCGTGCCCGTCCAGGACGGCGCACATCTCACAGCACGCGGACCCGGCCACCCAAACCCAGGACAGTGCCCTGTTCGCGGTGGCGGTCTCTGCGGAGGCGTCACGCCACGCGCCGGCGGTCATGGTGGCTGCGACCGTAGCGGCGGCGACGGCCGCGGTGGCGAACACGGCCGCCGTGTCGGCGCCAGGGGTGACGACGGGCAGTGCCTCGAGCGCGCTCTCTTCGGCAAAGGCCGGCACTGGCGGGGCGGTGCCGCCGGGTCCCATGGCTCGGGTGTACGCGGCAACCCCTGTGGCGGTAGCTGCCGTTGCGGCGGCCCGCTGGGCGGACGTGATGAGGTGCGCCCCAAGCACGGCAGCCTCAGCCTCGACAGCCGCAACCGCGTCCCCTACCGCAGCCGCCACAGCAGCCGCCGAGGTGGCGCCTTTGACGGGCACCCCGGCCGCTACCCTGCCGGCGGCCAGGTACAGGGCGGCCAAGTTTGCGGCAGCCTTGCGGGTCTGCTGGCGCAGCTCGAGCGCGACAGCCGCGGCGGTCCCGGTGCCCCCGGTGGACATTAGGCGGCCTGGTCAGCCGGTACCTGGTCAGCGGCCGCGGCCTGCCCGGCACGGAACTCGGACAGCACCTGCGCGCGCATCGCGTTCGAGCCAGCGGTCTGCTGCTGCGCTTCGGTGGCGGCCAGCGCCATGATGCGGGTCACGTCGTCGGGCGCGAACCCCAAGCCCTCGAGGCGGTCTTGCAGCGGAACGCCTGCAATGAGGGCCAGGCCCGCGTTCTCGAGCTTCTCATGCTCGGACAGCGGCGCCGGGTCGTCCCACTCGCAACGCAGGGACACTTCGCGGCCCAGCATGACCAGTACGCAGAACGACATCGCGGACGCGTACTCGGGACCCCACCGGCGCTGCCTGGAAATGATGCGGGCCGTCAGGGACCTTTCCTCAATCTTGACCTGCTCACCGGACGTGGCAGCTGTCGCTTCCAAACCCAGGACGCGCGGCGGTGTGCCAGAAACGCGGGCCATGTTGTTCTGAATGGTCTCCTGGGACGCGAGGATCTTCTCAATGTCGCCGGCCTTGAAGTCGCCGAACTTCGCCCCCTCGCCCGGGGCGTCCCACACGCCGCCCGGGAAGGATTTGAGGCCCTGCACGGTCTTGCCTGTGACCGGGTCGGTCCTTTGCTGAATGCCGGTAGCCCACCGTTGCGGCATCGCGTAGTACTCGCGGGCCACGACCTCATCGCAAACGGCTTTGTTCAGGGTGTCCTGGACGGGGATGACGTCGCGCAGCTCGGACCTCTTGTTGTCGAGCTCCCACACGGTCAGCGGATACCCGTGCGTGATGGTGGACTGCCCGTTCTCGTCGACGAACGGTTCCAGCTGCGTGCGCCGCACAGGCAGCTGGCCGCTGTTGGACTTCGTGATGTACTTCTCGATGCGCCCGGCCTCGTACAGGTTTACGCGGTACTTTTTGCCGAACACCCACGCGCGGACGGCCGCGGTGCGGAGCCCGGGTACTTCCGGGTCCGTGATGACGGTGGTGGTGCCGGAGTCAGCGAACTGCAGGACGGGGGCACCCGCGGGGGTGACCCACCCGATGAGGAACGCTTTGCCGTCCACAAACGCACCAGTGTTCGCGTCCTCTTGCAGGGCGTCAAAGTGGACGGCCTCCAGGCAGTCCTCGATGCACTCCGCGACCTGCTCCGTTTCGGACAGGGTCGAGTCGGTGGTTGCCGCTTCGGTGGCGTCCCTGACGCCGAACCCGGAGACGTGCAGGCGGTCGGTGCGGGTCAGCACAATCCGCTCGCACAGGTTGACCTTGGACGCGCGCACGTACGGGCCGAAGGCGTTCAGGAACTTGGCGGTCGCAAACGTCAGGTCGTGGTCGCCGTTGAAGTACGCGCGCGGCTGGGTCAGGGCTTTGATCTGCACTGCAATCTGGGACAGGCCCTGCTCAATCGGGTCCACGGTGCTCTCCATCTCAGTAGGACCGCGCGTAGCCGATGAAGGTGGTCGGCGGCGTGTAGTAGGCGAGCATGACGGCGTCGCCGTCGTCGGGGCTCCTACCCAACCGTGCGGCTACGTCGGCCTTGGGCAAGACTTTGGTCCGGCCGGTCCCGTCGGTCGCCCACGTGGGCAGGGACAGCTCATGGATCACGTCGTCGTCGGCCTCGTTCAGGTCGATGGCGGCCTGCTCGCAGAGCTCCCGGAAGCCCCAGTGCATCTCGGCGCGGACGTTCGCGAACCGGGTCTTTTCGCCGGCGCCGGCACCGAAGTTGACGCCGTGAATGGTCGCCTTGTGCTGCCGGTTGTGGCCGGCCGTGGTGAGGATGTCCACGATGCCGTGCCCGACGCCGGTCGAGTCGATGTTGACCTCAGTTGCGCCCGTTTCGTGAATGTGGCGGGTGATGATGGCGGCGAGCTTCACGTGGTCTTTCTCCCGGTACCGCCACACGCGCCCGAGCTTGACGCCGCGGCGTTCGCGCACAACGGTCTGGTCCCCGTTGTCGGACGCGCCGATGTCGATGCCGAGGACGACGGGCGCGAGCTGCTCCGGGGTCCAGGTGCGGTCGCCCTGGCATTGGCGCATCCACGAGTGCGGGATGACGCCGTCGGACGCGTCTTTGGGGAACAGGCCGAGGACTTTCGCCGTGTACACGGCGGAGTCTTCACCCCACCGGGCTTTTCGTTCGTCAACCCACGTTTGGGAGACGAGCAGCGGGCGCAGCCAGTCAGGCACGACCTCGCCGGTCATGTTGGGGGTATCAAGGCAGGAGACGTGGATGGTGTTCCAGCCGGAGCCCGGTGCGCAGATGGTGGCGAAGTAGGAGCGCGGGTTGTCAGGGTTGCCGATGGCGAGCACGCGGCAGTCGTCGTTTGTGGCGAGGGACTCGATGGCGTCCCACAGGGGGCCTTCTACGGCCCCGGCTTCATCAACGATGACGAGGACGTACCGGGCGTGAGTGCCTTGGAACGCGCCCGGGTCATGGTCGGACGGTTTGGAGCCGAACCCTACGAGCTCCTCACCAGGGCGGGGCGTGGCGTAGTGGGTGCCGTCGTCCGTCATGTGCCATTCGACTTGGGTGACGCGGCCGGGCAGTTTGCCTTTGCGGTGCGCACGGCCGATGTACCGCCACAGGATGGCGCGGACCTGTCGGTACGTGGGCGCGGTGGACACGACCATGGCGGTGCCGGGCGGGTGGGCTGCGAGCCACCAGGCGGTGATGAACGCGGCGAGCTGGCTTTTGCCGGTGGCGTGCCCGGACTGGACGGTTGTGTGCCGGTTGTCGCGGACGGACTCGATGATTTCGCGCTGCTTGGACCAGAGGAACCCGTCGAGGCGGTCGGTGACCCATTGGACGGGGTCGGCGGTGTAGTTGGGCGCGTTGACCATTTGCTCGAGCAGGTCGAGTGCGCGGGCTGTGGCGGCGTCCATCATGCCGGTGACTGTGCGGGTCGGGGGCCGGGGGGCACGACAAAGCCCCCGGCACCGAGACGGGGGCTTTGTCGGTGTGCGGGTCAGTCTTCGGGTGGGGGACCGAACTCACCGTCCAGGATGCGGTTCCACAGGCCGGGCAGGTACATGCCTACGGTGCCGTACACCCACGCGTAGGGCAGCAGCTCGGCCCGCTGGGCCTCGAGGGTGGCAATGCGGTCTAGGCACCAGGCCAGGTCCGCCGGCGCGTTCGCCAGCAGTACGAGGTCCGGGTCGTCGACTTCCAGGTAGCCGACGTACGCGGGCACGCCACTCTCATCGGCGGCCCCGAACACGTTGGGGTCCAGCGCACTGTCCTGCTTCCACGGGCCGGGTGTGGCCGCGGCGAGCCGGGCGCGGATGGCTGCGGCGCGGTCGGCGGTGGTCATGACCACACCCAGTACTCAACGCTGACCTTCCACACTGCGACGGTGCCGCCAGAGCAGAACAGCGAGGGCTGGGCGCGGCCAATGTTGCGGTCAACGTCACACCTGTCGAGCATCTCAGCCGCGGTGGTTCCGAAGTACGACGCGGCCAGCTGGTCGGCGTGCGCCAGGGCCGAGGCCCGGTCTGCGCCTTCGCCCACGACTTCCACGCACTCAATGACGCGCGATGTGGCGGCCATCACGCCACCGCCACGAGGGTGAAGTCGGAGATGAGCGCGGTAGCGGCCTCGTACTCGGCCCACAGCTGGGCAACCACCCGGTAGTCAGTGAACTCGCACGCCGTGTAGTTCTCGTACGCGCGGCGGGCTTGCGCAGCGGCGGTGACGGTGCGGGCGGTCCTGCGAACGGCCAGCTCGAGGTTGCGGGCGGCTATGGCGGCGTGGCGCTCGGTGGAGGTGACGGTTGGGCGGCCCGCGTGCAGGGCCGCCAGGTGGGCGGTAGCAGCCTGGGCGCGTGTGGCCTTCTCGGCGAGTAGGCGCTGCACCGTCTCGGCGGTGAGGGCTGGGCGTGTGTACAGCATGGTCATCACTCCCCACCGACAGCGTGTGCGTCACAGGCGTCGTTGAAGGCGTCGGTGGCGGCGTAGTACGCGGTCCGTGCGGCCGTCAGGGTGGCCAGGCGGGCGGCGTACTCGGGGACGCAGGTTGCGGTGCCGGCCACGGCGTAGTCGGCCTCACGGTAGGCGTCTGCGGCGGCGGTGAAGGCGGCGTTCGCGGCCTGCCTGCGGGTGAGGGTTGAGGTGGTGGTGGCGGGCCGCACCCACGGGTGGTTGAGCGAGTCAGCGCAGGCCACGTGCGCAGTCGCGTCAACGCATCCGGGGTCGATGTACCTGGCGGCGTGCTGCTCGCCGGTGCCGTCGAGGTTGTGTATCTGCATGGTGCGGCCGCACCCGTAGCAGGCCCAGCTGGGGCCGTCGTGGCCGAGCTGGGTGGTCCTGAGTACGACCGCCGGGAAGGATGCCACCTTCAGGCCGGGGGTGAGGACCGGGAGGGACTTGGTGGGGAGGGTTGAGGTGGACATTTCGTGCTCCTTACGTAGCGGCCTGGGAGAGGCCGGCGGCGGTGGGTTTCCGCCTTGTACTCCTAGACAGTCCGCGCGCTTGCGCTATGTGCAAGTAGGTCCGGCGCCCACAGCCCGCCCGTAGGTAAAGGTTTGGTATCAGTTCGCGGCGGCTGCGAGGCGGCGGACGTGCCGGGCGGAGTACCCGTGCGTGTCCCGCTGCAAGTAGTACGGGTGTGCCGACTTCGCGGTGCCCGGACCGTACAGGCGCGGTATCCGGGACTCCCGGCGCAGCAGGGCAACGTCGCGCGGCATGACGGTGGTTAGCGTGCCCTCGAACGGGACGTGCCACCGCGGCGACCCGTCCGGCAGCAGCTGGACGACGTGCAGGAGGCCGGTGGTGGTGTTGCGGTACAGGTGGCACACGCGGTTCTTGGCGCGGACTCGAAGGGTGACAGATCGGGTGAACTCGTAGGTGGACATGCCCGGTACTGTGCCGATGCGGTCAGGGTCGGCCAGGTGGTTAGCTGGTGCTCCCGCAGAAGCCGACCTGGCGCGGGCCGTCCTGGTCGGAGCGTTCCGTGTCAGCGTGTGAGCTGGACGCGCCGTGCGGCTTCACGTGCCCGTCGTGGCGGGCAACCCACAGGTTATGCACGCCGACGAGGTCCGGCACGGTCTTGGCGGTCACGTACAGGCGCGACCCGCACGGGCAGGAGTCGGACAGCTTGGCGGCGCTCATCGGATCACCGGGCCGCGGATGGGGCTCGGGGGCTCGTGGTAGTGCTTGCCGACGGCGCACGCAGCCCAGAATGCGACCTCCTGCGACCACGCGTGCAGGAGGCTGCGAACCCGCGAAGTAAAGGGGGGCTTGCGGAAACTGGTGCGGGCGGCCATGTCAGCCTGCCGCGGGTGTGCGCCCGGCTACCGAGTCCGCGCCCACGTACGGCGTCGCGGTAGCACCAGAGGGGGAGGGGTCTGACGGGTGGTGCCACCCCACGGGGGGAGTGGTGCCCAGGGCGGGCGGCGTTCCCAGGGTGGCGATGTACGTGGTCAGCTGCACCAGGCGGGCGTCACGGGCGGCGTTGGCGGCGGCCAGCAGCTGCGCCTCCACCACGTCAGCGAGGGTGCCCAGTGCGGTTGAGAGGGTCGGCGCGTTCTTGGCCGCCTCATACGTGGGGGAGCCGGGCTTGCCGAGCAGCCACCCGAAGCGTGGGTCCACATGCACTTCGAGGAGTCTCACGGCCGTGAAGTACGCGGCGGTGATGACGGGCAGGAGGGCGACAGTGGTCCCGTCGTACGGCAGGTTCAGGCCGATCTTGGCGGCGGCCCAAAGCACGCCGGCGACGATGTAGGGGACGACGGTGCGGACGACGGACGGGGTGACGGACGGGGCGGTGGTTGACATGCACCGGACTGTGCCGACCTACCCGCCACGCTGCACGGGTCCGGTGCCAGCTGTCAGGAGTCCCAGGAGTAGCCCTTGTGCGCCTTGCCGCGTGGCGCCGTCCCCAAGTCGGCCTCGCTGCCCCACACGTCCCAGCCCTCACGCGGGTACCGGGCGAACATTTCCAGGTACGGCCCAGGCGAGCACGACTCAATCAGGTCGTACTGCTCATCAGGCTTGCGCGAGTGCTCACGCTTCCGGGTCTCAATCATGTTCACCTGCGACCGGCCGGGGCCCAGGGTGCGCATCGAACCCTTGACGCCGAAGAGGATGATCTCGGTCACGTTCCGGAAGTAGAACCCGACACCGCGGCCATCAGGGCCGCCGTCCTTGCGCCGCTTGGCCCACACGACGTTGCTGATGTACCTGTAGCCCCACGCCTCCATGACGCGCAAACCGTCCGGTAGTAGCGCGTTCGGCACCCACAGGTACAGGTGCGAGTTTTTTGCGGCGGACTCACCGACGGGCAGGGCCGCGATGTCGTCGAGCGTCATTGTGTCGTACCTGTCGAGGCGCCGGTGCTCTGGTGCGACCTTCCCGGTTCGGTTAGTGAACCTCCACGGCGGGTCGGCCAGGACCGTCTTGAAGCCCCCGTCAACGACCGGCAGGCCCGGTAGCCCGCTGTAGTCGGCGGTGTCAGCGCGCAACGGGGCCGCCCGCAGTCTCGGCGTGCGGTCTGCGTCTGGGGCCGGAACGGGCTGGGCAGTCATTCATCATCCTCAGGGTTGTCAACGGTTTGGTTTGCGGATCCAACAGTGCTCGCGGCTTCCGCCACCGCAGTGGCCACGTTATCCGGCGGCACGAAGCACCTCTCCGTGATGGCAATGGCAAGCAGCGGGCACCCTCCGGCGTCACCGCGTCCTATGCGCGGTGTCAGCTTCTCTAGGTTCGTCGTCGTGGTTGAGCCAAGCGGGTCATCGGCGAGCTTGCGCAGCACGCCCAGGCGCTCGTAGTCGCCGTCCTGCTCTGCTTGGGCCTTCGCGAGCCGGATGAGGTCAGCTGCCAGCGCCCGCAGCTTGCCGGTGATGCGCGTGACCATGACCGCCACGTCAATCTGTCCGGCTTCGTACAGGGCGCGGAAGTTCGAGATGTCACGGTCCAGGTTCCCGTCCTTGGCGTTCCACTCGACGTCGAGGGCGATGCGGCCTTTGACGTTATCTACCTGGTGGCCTTCGTTCACGTTGTGTGCGTGGCGTTGTCTCTTGGCTCTTTCGCCGCCCGCCCGGTATGGGTTGATGATGAGGCGGGTGTCAATGGTCTGCTCGTATTTGGCTTCCCGCCAGCCGCCTTCACGAAACGCTGTGTCGAGGGTCAGGGCGGCCGGGGTTTTGTTACCGCCTTTGGTGAGAATCATTTCCGTTGTGAGCTGGAAGTCGGACAGGACCCTGCACATGTCATCGAACTCGTCCGGGTTGGTTGCTTGCATGATGGCGGCAGCGTTGCGGGTTTCGACGATGGTGTACCTGTCCTGGATGTCCTGTGGGAGAACGTCTTTCCACGACTCGGTGAGTTCCATGGGCGCAATCTAACCGCGTGCGAGGCCCGGTTGGGGGATCGTCCGCCCGGTGGCGCGCCGCGCGTCGGGGCCGGTTAGGGATGAGGCCCCCGGCGATCCCTAATCCCTAACCCGATCCCTAATCGACCTAGCGGTCCTGACGATGAGACCCCGGGCGCCCCATGCTCATAACCGATCCCCAACCGGGCGTCAAGTGAGCACGAAACGTCCGGTGCTCTACTCTGACACGGAAGAGGTCGCGGGTTCGATACCCGCATCGCCCACGAACGAATAGCGTTGCAGCGCAACGGCCCCCAATGCGCGGGGGGCGTTGCGCTGCCCGGAAGCGCCCACCCGATCCCTAACCCGATCCCCAATAGCGGTGCGCGGCCTGCTCACGGCACGTCCTCCACAGCCTCTTCGACCTCGATGCCCGTGGTCGGCATCGACAGCCGCTTGGCGAGCTCGCGCCGGTCCACCTGCAACGCGTGACGGTACACCCGCTCGGTCGTGTGCGTGCTGGAGTGCATCGCCTGCTGGCGGACCAGCTCGATCGGCGCCCCGCCCGCAATCAGGAGCGAGACCCCGACGTGCCTTAGCGCGTGCGCCGAATATGGCACCCCGGACGCCTTCCGGGCCGCGTCCAGGTGCCTGCGCCACAGGCCGTAGGACAGCATCCCGCCGCGCTCACCGCACAGCAGCGTGGCCGACCCGCGGGCCTTAGCGAACGCCGTCAGCCGGGCCAGCGGGCCCACCGCCTCGTCAATGAGGGTGATGTACAGGTCGTCGCCGCCGCCTTTGAGCGCCTCGACGACGCGCCCGGTGCTGGACGGGCGGGAGCGCCACACCAGGATTGAGCGCAGGTCCTCGTGGATGTCGTCCAGCAGCAGGGCCGACAGGGACTCCCAGCGCATCGACGTGAACGCGAACGCGCGCACAATGTCGCCGCGGCCCGGCCACTCGACGTCCATTGCGGCGGCCTGGGCTTCCACCTGGGCCAGGGACGGGATGACGACGCGGGCGGTGCGGCCGCGGGCGCCCCACACGGTGCGCAGCTCGACGGCGGGGGAGCGGGTCACGATGCCGGCCCGGACGGCGTCCCGGAACATGAGGCGGGCGACGGACGCGACCTTGTCCTGGGTGTCCGGGTCGGCCGGCTTCGTCTTCGGCTTGCCGGGCAGGGCGTGGTCGGTCACTTTGAGCGTTGTGATGGCGGAGGTCAGCTGGGCGGGCGTGACGGACACCATGCGCCGGTCCTCGCCCAGCATCGGAACGATGTACGCGTTCACGTTGGCGCGCACGCCGCCCCAGGTGGTCTCGGGCCGGGGCACGCCGCCTTCGCCGCCGACCGGCTCGACCTTCCACTTGTAGCGGCGCAGGAACTCCAGGCCCCACTGCCCTACGGTGACGTACTGGGCGCGCGGCAGGACGGGCGCGGCGGACCCGGCGACCTGTTCGCGGAGGGCGGCCAGCTGGGCGGCCGCGTACCGCTGTGTGCCGTACACGGTCTTCTCGCGCTGCCGGTTGGCGCGCCCGTCCCACACGCGCAGGGACCAGCCGGGCTGCCCGCCCTTCGTCTTGCGGGTGCCGTCGGGGCGGTGGTCGGGCTGGGGGACGCTGGTTGGCCGCATGGTCTCTACTGTGCCGTAGGGATCTGACAGCTCACTGCCGCCCCTACCCCGTGTGACGAACGTCACACCGCCGGGGATTGCGCGGGGATTGTGCCGTTGGCGCGCGTAGTCACCGTACCCGCCCATGATCACTGACACGCCGCTGGTGGACGTCCCCTCCGCCGCCGCCTACCTGAATGTTTCACAGTCGACCGTTCGCCGCCTAGTCAAGGCGGGGGAGCTGCCAGCCCGCCGCATCGGCACCCAGCTCCGCTTCGAGCGGGACACGCTGCTCGAGTACAGCGCGCCGGTCGAGACCGTGGCGCAGGGCCGGACCGGGTTCGACTTCCGGGCCGCGCGGGCCGCGCTGCGCTACTCCGCCGCCTGACCTACTCGAGCGGGACGTCGGTGCCGCACTTGGGGCACACCCGTGGCGCCAGGGCGTCGTCGTATGCGTCGCCCACCCGGGCCACGATGCTGCGCAGGGCTTCCAGGGCGCTTTCCGCGTACATGCCCGCGGACACCTGGTGCCGCGGCTGCGCGATCTCAACGAGGGCGTTCAGCGCCTTGATGAGGAGCTCGGTTGCCGGTTGCAGGTCGCGCTGCAGGTCGCGCACGTTGGGGGCGTCGGGTGTGGTTGTCATCACCCCAGCGTAGGCCCGGCCCGGCCCCTTGCGGTGCTTCCGGACGCGCGCAGGGTCCTGTGAGGCCGGGAGGCCAGACCACACAATCGGCTCGCGCGTGCTCCGTGGTAGCGCGCAGGCCCGGGCTGGGCGGCAAGCCCAGCCCCAGCATCAAACAGAACACGCGACGTCCCTCCCTATTTGATCTGGGGAGGGGCGCCGCTTCATGCCCAGATCAGCTCCTTGCGTTATGCGCAACCGCTCCGAACAGTGAAGTAGGTAGGCACGACCGTGCCAGCCGCCGGCACTACCCCGGCTTCCCAACAGATCAGAGAGGTATCAACCATGTCCGTTTACCCCACAGTCACCACCGAGGACGAGCGCGCCGAGTGGGCCGCATCCGTCAACGTCGCTACGGAGTTGGAAAGCATCGCGCGCGCTATTGCGCTCGAGATCGCGAACCGCAGGCACCACCACGTGCCTTTCGCGGTGCAGGCCGAGCAGTTTGAGGGCGTGCTTGCCCTGCTGCGTGTCGAGTCGCCAACAGTTGTCGAGCCCCTGCTTATCGGGATTGCCGAATGGGCCAGCTACCAGACGTGCATGAACTGCCACCAGTGCCGCGCGTGATGCGCGCCGTCCTGGGCGAGATTGCCCACACAGTGGTCGCCCTGGTGCTGTTTGCCATCGTCGTCCTGTTCGTCATTCAGCACGTCGAGCCGACTACCGCGACGCCCCCACAGGGAGCCCCTCCGGCTGTCGTCAAGACGCTGCCCACCTGCCCGCCCGGGTTCGCGCTTACTGCGCACAGCCCTTACGGCAAAACCTGCACGTCACCGACCGTTGTGGTCACCTACCGCTCGTAAGAGCACCCGCCCATCTACGCGCTCCCGCGCACAGCACCCCCGCCGGCATTGAGCTGGCGGGGGTGTCCTTTGTGCGGCGGCAGTTACCACTTTGCGGCCCAACTGGTAACCGGGCCGCCAGGGCACTACCAGTTAGTGCCCTGGCGGGTGCTGCCAGTCGATGCGCACGTCCCACACGCGCTTCACGAGGTCGGCGACGTCGGGGAAGTCGCCGGCCTCCCACTGGTTCTGCGCGGCGTCCTCGATGTATACGAACGCCCGAGGTGTGAGCGGGACGCCAGCCATCCGGGTCAGTGCCCGCACCGCCCTCTGCACGGCGAGGGTGGCCAGCCACTCGAAGTCGGGGCAGTCGCCGTCGTGCAGCTGGCACGCGCCCGTGATGGTGGCACTGATGAGGGTGCCACAGTGGGCACAATGTTCACACCACGTGATCGCCCGTGTGCTGACGTCGAGCGTGGTCAGTTCGAGCGTGGGGGCCGGCAGGGCCGCACACCACTTGTGGGCGTGTTCGGGCGTGCAGAATGCCAGAGCGACGCCGTTTCCTGTGCGCAGGTAGAAGCGTTCAATGGTCGCCACGGTGCCTACGGTGCCGGGTGGGTGTGACATGGCAGTGAGGCCGTTCCCGCGGTTTGTGGGGTTCGCGGCCCGCGGATTTGCTGGTTAGGCCCCATCGGATTTGCTGGTTAGGGCGCCCGGTGGCACACCGCAGCCAGCACAGCCGAGCTCCATCGGTAGCCCCGTGACGGGGCACCTGGTTATCTGCCCCTTCGCCAGGCCGCCCACGAACAGGCCCACGAGCGTACGCTCCCGCTGGTTGCGCGGTTTGCGGGAGTGGAACAGACGCACCTGGCGGGCTTGAGATAGGACGTCGGGGTCGGTGACGCGGGTGGTGACGCACGTGCGGCACATCAGGCGGCCCGCAAGCCGCGTAGGTCCACGGTGCCGCCGCAGTCCTGGTGGACGACTTTTGTGCAGCCTTGGCAGCGGGGGGTGTTCGGGCAGTGCGCGCGGATGCTGAGCAGCTTGCCGCCGCAGTGCGGGCACTTCACGGGGTCGGCTCCTGGCGGTGGCGGCCGGCGTACGGGGCCAAGTAGGTGCGACCCGGGCAGGGCCCGCCGGTGCGCTGGTCCTCCGGGACGATGCCCAGGGCGACGAACGGCGCAAGGGCGACGATCTGCGGGGCGAGGTCGTCCGGGTCGTGCGCCAGGCCGAACGCTTCGAGCTTGGCGACGATGCCGGCGGTAACGTGGCACAGGGTGAACTCCTGCACGGCGAGGGTGTCGTGCCCGATCATGGAGAGCTGGAAGTCGTCGGTGCGGAAGACGTGCAGGCCGAGGTCGGTGGGCAGGCCCAAGTCGGGGGCGGTGAGGTCGGCGACGGTCAGCTGCATGATGACGTCCACGAGGAGCCAGGGCTGGACTAGGCCCTGGTCACTGATGGTTAGGTGGAACGGCACGGTTGGCACTGCTGGGTCCCTTCGGGCGGCTGTGCCGGTTACTGTGCGCGCGGTGTCGGGTCGGCGCACGGGTTCACGCGTCGCGTCGCTTGGCGTCCGTCGGGTACTGGATATGCGCGGACTGCTCGACGCAGTACTGGCGCCACGCCGCGGCGTGGGTGCGTGCCGCGTCGCGCTGTGCGGTGACCGCTGCCAGCTCGTCCACCAGGGCGGCGACGTACGTCCGCGTCTCGTCCAGCTCGTCGTCGCGTCGTGGCGTGTCGTAGTGGCCGGCCTTCGCGTGCCGCTCCATGTTGTTGATGGCGGTCATGGCGCGCTCAAACGGGGTGGGTGGCAGGTGGCGCCACACGTACACGAACCGCGTAACGAACGCGGCGAGCAGGGCGGCCACAAGCAGTACGGCCGCCCATAGGTTGCCGTAGGCCAGCAAGACGGCGGCGGGGACCACACCCAGGCCGATGACGACCGCTAGGTCCCAGTACCCGCCGTCCTCACGCAAGGGCTTCACAGCACACCGCGGTTCGCGGGCAGCAGGTCGAGCACGGCGGCCTTGTTGACCAAACCCCAGCCGGCGCAGTCCGTGTTGTTGCAGATGACTTTCAGCCAGTTCGCGGACCACATGCGCGGGTTTCCGTACCCGCGGCAGTTCGCTTTCATGAACTTGTCGACGATCCACTCGTGGTAGTCGTCGTCCGGGCCGAGGTCCTGGTGCGGGGTCACGAGGCGCGCCCTGATGGCGGTCATTGCTCACCTGCGAGCTCTGCCAGCGTCGGCGCGTCGTCGTCGTCGGCCACGTAGATGCCGCCTTCGGCCTGGGTTAGGTGGCAGCGTGGGCATTCCCAGTCCGAGCAGCCGGGCTGCGGCTGTCGGTGGGGCAGCGCGACGGGCGGCCCGTACTTGGCCTCCATCGCCTGGGCGGGGGTCGGGATGTTGTCCCAGTCGTTGCCGCCCCAGACGTGCCCACACGTGTCAGCCAGCGTGAGACCCGGCCCGTAGGTGACCACGCTCGCTGTGTCGTCGATGATCTCGCCGGTGGCCCAGCGAGAGCTGCGGAACGCGCTAGCGAGGTTCTCGTTGACGGCGGGCTCTTGCGGCCACGGCCCGAACTCGCCCGCCTCGATGCGGGCGCGCATAGCCAGCTCGTCCGCATCTGCGATGTCCAGGCGGTCTGGGTAGTCGTCGGTGTCGAGATAGTCGTGGGTGCCGCTGAGCGCGTAGGGCAGGAGCTCGGCGAGCTGGGCCTCCATCGCATTGACGGTGTCGGCCTGGATGCGGTTGATGATCTCGAGCTGTTCGATGTGGGCGTTCGCAGCCTCCCGGTCGTCGAACAGCTCCAGACACCGGGCGCGTGCGACGTTCTCCGCCGCCCGTATCTCGTCGATGCGGGTGTTGGCCGCACGCAGCTGCTCCAGCAGCCACGCTGGGGTTTCCGCGTTGGCCTTCTCGACGGCGGCCGCGAGACGGTCGGCGACGGTCATGACTGCACCTCGACTTTCGCGTAGGTGAAGCCGACGCGGGTTTTGTTCGTCTCGGTGTCGTACTTGGCAGTGACGGCCGTCAGCGGCTCACCGAGAGTGTTCGGTCCCTTCACCTCACCGATCATGTGGGTGACGTCGCCGGGGTAGGTGGCGAACCGGGTAGGGGCGGGCGTGGTCATGACTCCTGCCCATCCACCACGTCGGCGGGGCGGACGTGCGGGATGTTCGTGGCCGGCTGGCGGAACGCCCGCGGGATCGTGATGACCCTGTCGGTCGGCTTCAGCGCGAGGTGCCGGCGAGCCCGGCGGTTATCCCAGCGCTGCTCAGACACCTGAACGGGCACGGACGTGGGCGCGTTCAGGACGCTGGCCGGGGTGCGGTTGTTGGAGCTCATGACTGCACCTGGCGGGTGTACTCAGCGTGCGCGGCGTCCAACTCGGCACCGACCACGGCGGAGGCGACGTACCAGCCCCTGGCGTCGGAGTGGTGCTGGCTGTTGGTGTCGTCGGCGTGCGCCTCGAGCGCGACCACGCGCTCTTCCAGTGCGGTGATGTAGCCGGCGAGCGTCTTCCACGCGTTGGCCGTCACCGAGAGTGGGCCTGCTCCTGCTTGCTGCAGCAGCTCGGCGACCCTCTCCGCGGTGGGCGGGCAGTGGCTCAGGATGTGCAGTTGCGCGGCTGTCGGCTGCGGGGCTGGGATGGTGGACATTTTGGACACTCAATCCGGCCGTGGTTGGGAGTTTTTGCGGCCTGTGCTACGTACCGTGTCGGCGTGCGCACCCAACGCAAGGAGCCCCCATTTGGCCCGCCGACCTCCGGGTGGGACGCTGGAAAGCATGAGCGAACCCGACGACGGCATCCCGCCCAGCCTTCACATCGCTGTGGCCAGCAACCTGATCCGAGAGTTTGACCCAGGGGAAGGCAGCCCGGCGGCGAGCGTCGTGCTGGCCGAGCTGGAACGGCTGCGCGCCTTGTGCCGTAGTGCCGGCATCAACCCGGACCCGGACAGGGCCACGTAGGTCAGGCCGGGCCCTCCATTTGCGCACGCAGCAGCCCAACCGCGACGATGCGCTGCTCCGGGCTCAACCCCAGCACGGGCGCCGTGATGATCTTGCCGAAAGCCTCCGCCAGCAGCCTCCCCTGACCCTCAGCCAGCGTCACCGCCCGATCAGCGATGCCCGCCTTCACGCCGTCCATCGCCACCTTCGCTCCGTCCATCGCGACCCGGTGCGCGAACACCAGCTTGTCCGCGGTCAACTCGCCGTCCTGGACCAGCTGCCGCAACGCCCGCACGTTCCCGGAGCTCACCTCGAGCGCGTACTGGTACGACTCAGCCGGCACAACCCCAGACTCGGCATCCCAGTACTCGGCCAGCGCGCAGTCCAGCTTCGCAGCGGCAACCTTCGCGTCAGCTGACGCGCGCACCGGCGACCCCTTACCTGCACCGTGAGAACCACACACCGTCGTCCCCAACACCGGGCGTTTCTTACAACGCTCGCCGTCCTTTTTGATGCGCACACACCGGCGCCGGCACACCGTCGGGTCCCACGCGGCATCCACCGCGGGGCTCTGCTTGGGGGCCTTCATCGCGCGGGGCATGTCACTTCCCGTAGTTCCGGGCGACCGCAGACGCCCACGCGGCCTTGCTTTTCGGGCCCCAGTCGCCATCCGCTGCAACGCCGATAGCAGCCTGCAAGCGCTTCACGGTGGCAACCCATGCGGCCTGAGACTTGGGTCCCCAAAGGCCGACCCCGACAGCTCCGACGTGTGCCTGCAAGTAGTGGGTGGCCGCCGTGTTGTGGGTGTCGTGGGTAACGACGGCGGTACCGGCCTTTTGTGTGTCAGGACCCCAGGAGCCGTCGGCGGCAACGCGTACTGCGCGCTGCACGGCCTTTGTCAGGGGGACGCTGTGCATGCTCGGGGGTTTCACCGGCTTGGGTGCAGGCTTTACGGGCGGCTTTACCGGGACGGGCTTTGTTGGCACGACCACCGGCGGCTTGGCGGGCTTTCCCGCCTCTGACGCGGCCAGCAGCCGGCTCGTCTTCATCACGCCGTTGACCCAGGGGCCGTGCGGGCGGTGCCGCAACGCAACGCAGCCGCCATTTGTTTGGCTGCCTGAGCTGCCGTCCGGGGAAGTGTTGCCCTCCCAGACGGCCATTGTCTTGCCGTCGTCGCTTTCGATGATGCCGGTGTGCTGCCCGTTTCCGTAGCACACAATGTCGCCGGGGGAGTAGTGGCCGCTTTCATCCCACAGGCCGTGAGCTTTTGCGTACGCCATTGCGTTGGGCACGTAAACGAACCCGTACGGTTTGCCCATTGCGGGGAGCGGCATTCCGGCCTCAATGAACACGGCGCTGGCGAACCCGGCGCACCACGGCTGGCCCTGCATGGCCGGGTCGAGCCTGGCCCAGAAGATGGTGATGTTTCCGCTTTTGCCGTCGGGGCCACCACCCTCGACGTATCCGAGATACTTGCGGGCGGTGGCGAGGACTTGCGCTGCTGTGGTCATGCGGCTGACCGTGCCGGCGTCTCGTCCGGGTGCCAGGGGGCGGCGGCCGCGGTGACCCGGACCACTACCTGGTCACCGGTCGGGCCGCCGGCCCAGAACACCACGTCGGTCTGCACCCACTCGGCTGTGTCGTTCGGGACCAGGCACCACGACTGTGTGATGCCGTCCTGCGCGGCCTTCACACTCACGCCGGAGATGTAGTTGCCGCTGTCGGCCTGGGACCGGTTGACCAGCGGCAGCGCGAATGTCAGCTGGACCCGGTGCCCGCGGAAGTCGGTCAGCGTGACCTCGCCTGCACGGGCGGCGTCCAGTCCCGCAGCGAGCCACGCGAGCTTGTCCTCATGGGACACCCGGAACGAGCGCCCGGCGGTCGCGTTGACGGACAGCGGCTTGGACGGTGCGGTGAAGTGCAGCAGCACCTGCCCGTCAGGCCCGCCCGGCAGTGGGTGCTTCGGGAAGGCGGCCAGGCGCACGTCGTCAGGGTGGGCGGAGGCTGCTTTGATGGCGGCGCTGATGGGTGATGGCTGAGACCTGCGGTACACAGGCTTCTCGGCGCCGGCGCGCTTGTAGAGGGAGGCGTACGGGTCTTTGCGGGGCGGGGTCATGACGCGACCAGGTAGGCGGCCAGGTCCGGGTTGTCGCGCAGCACCATCAGCGTCGGGGATTCCAGCCGGCGGACCACGGTCTCTTCGCGGTGTTCCTTGCTGCCTCCCAGGTGCTTCCAGGGCGGGCTGCCTGCGGCGGCGTTGATGGCGGCGTGCAGCACTTCGTGCCACAGCGTGAGCCGCAGCACGTCCGGTGCCGAGGTCGGGTTGAGCAGGATCAGGGCCAGGTTGTGGTCGCAGTGCCCGAGGAGATCTGCGCGGCCTAGCACGACCCAGTCGGCGGGGTCTGCGGTGACGGTGTACGTGACGGCGCCGACGATGACGGCGGTGGGCAGCTTGGCGGTGGGGGACATGCCCGGTACCGTGCCCGCCGGCACGTCGATTGCAAGGCGCCGGATCGTAGCGTAGCGAGGCGCTAAACGGTAGTGCTGCCAGCCCACCCGCAACGCCCTGACGGGGGAGGGCCGCAAGACCCCCCAGGAGCTCACAGGAGGCCGCTGGGCTGGTTTTCAGGGCACCGCAGGCCGCCCAGTGCCGGCAGGCGTCCAGAACCTAAATGCGCTAGGTGAAAGTAGGGGTGTCACCGGGCACGCACTTGCGCTATGTGCAAGGGGAGTGGGGACGTGTCCCGGTCTTGTCCCTTGTCGTCGCTGCGAGTCCGCGACGCCGGTGTGGCAGATCCGCGACCGCTGTTGTCGTCGTCGACCCGCCACCCCGTCACGACTATCCCAGCCCCTGACCCCTTTTAGAAGAAGGGGGGTCAGGAGGGTTGGGATAGTCGTTCCTCAGGGGAGTGGCACCCTCCCCTGGGATAGTCCTGGGATAGTCCTGGGATAGTCAGGTGGGTCAGCCAAAAAGCTCCCCAAAACTGACCCCATCCAGCTACTTGCGCCGCCCTTCCGCGCCGGCACGGTACGTGCTACGCCGCCTCGCCCGGGGCCGCGAACCGCAGGAGCTCCCATGCACAACCGCATCACCACCCCCCGCATCATCGTGTCCCCGAAGGCTGTCGCCGTCGCCGCCGTCATCCTGCCGCTGGCCGCCAAGGCCGGGCGGCGCCGTCAGTGGCTGGGCTTGACCGCCGTGACCCTGGACGATTCCACCATTGCCCAGCAGGTCCGGTTGGCCCCGGACACGGTAACCGACGCGCTTCGCGAGCTGCGCCGCATTGGCGCCATCACCTACTCTGACGGGCGGGCCGCCGGTGACCGGACCGTGCAGGTTGACTCGGGCCACTGGGTCTGGGCTGCCGTTACCGCCGTCACTGCGACCGTTGTGCCCCCGGTGCTGTCGTGAGCGCCCAGCCGCTCGACACCGGCGACCCGTTTGACTTCCCCGTTGAGGGCGCCCAGGACGACCACGCCCCCGCGTTCCTGCACGGGACCGGGCCTGCCGTACCCGCCGCGTTCCGCAAACCGGAGGGACCCAAGTTCCTGGACGCGGACTGGGACGAAGAGGAGCCCGAAGTTGTGCCGTGCATCTGTGAGGTCACCGGCGGGCGCCCCCTGTTCTACGACGGGGAGAGCCACATGATTTACGGCGAGGGCGGCATCGGCAAGTCGTGGCTTGGGTACGTGGTTTGCGCCCAGGTAGCTGCCGCCGGTGGCATCGCCGCCATCCTCGATTACGAGTCCAACCGGCGCACCGTTCGGTTGCGGATGAAGGCACTCGGCGTGACCCGCGAGCAGGCTTCCCGCATCGCGTACTGGAAAGTCACCGGTTCCCTGATGCCCGGCCGGCTGCCGCGTGTTGCTCTCGACGAGTGGATTGCCGAGCGCCAGCCGACGTTCCTCATGCTGGACTCTGTGGCGAAGTCCATGGGTGCCGCCGGCATGAACGAGTCCGACCCGTCGGCGTACGTCATCTGGCAGCAGCAGGTCGTCGAGCCGTGGACGTCGCTGCGTATCACGTCGCTCATCATCGACCACATCGGGCACATCAACGAGGACCATCGCAGGGCCGGTCGCACCCCGGCAGCCCGCGGCGCGTCCTCCAAAAAGGACCAGGTCAGCGGAGCGTCCTATTACTTCGAGGTGGACGAGAAATGGTCCCGGCAGAACAACGGGCACGGCCTGCTGTCACGGATGAAGGACCGCGAGGGTTGGGGCCGTACCGGCGACCCGGCTGCCGAGGTCGTCGTGACCGTTGCCGACTTGGGCGCCGCAGTGCGCATCGAGCTGGTCGCGCCGACCGAGAAGGCCGACAGGACCCCGTTTGTGCCGCGCTACACGTGGTACATGGAAGCCGTGTGCGACCTGTTGGCGACCGAGCGTGACGGGCTGACCGCCAGCAAGGTAGGGGCGCATTTCAGAGACGCGGGCAAGTCGGCCGGGTACGCAGACGTTGCGCTCAAGACGCTGGTCCGCGAGGGCCACGTCGAGGTTGGCGAGCCGGGCCTGCGCGGCGCGAGGCTTTGCAAGGTCGTCAAGGTGTACACGGCCGCATGGGAGGACGCCTGCACGGCCGCCGTGGAGGCTGGCGAGGAGCTGCCGGAGCCGCCCGAGATTGGGGAGCAGTTCTGATGGCCGCCCTGACGCCGCACGAGGCGATGGCCGCCTGGGCTGACTCCCGTGCGGCAGCAGTCGCAGCCGTGGACGACCGGAAGGCCGCGCAGCTCCGTCTCCGCGCCAACCCCCAGTCCTTGGCTGAGCAGACCGCGTACGACATCGCGTGGGATGAGGAGCTGGACGCGAGGCGATGGCCGGCTGGTGCGCGCGAGGCGGCCCACGCGGCGTACCTGGGTGCCGGGCAGGCCGCGGGGGCCGCGATGCTGGTACAGCTATGGCGGGCCGGGGGGATGGGCCCGTTGGAGATTGAGGCGGTCATCGAGGCCGTCCTGGCTGCCCCGGCGGAGACGTCGTGAGCGACGTGACGCGGGAGGTGCGGTGCGCGCTTGCTGCGTGGCGGGACGCGCTGGCCGAGCTACGAAGGTGGGTGGACGCCGAGCAATACTGCGCGGTGCCGGTCCGGTACGTGGTGGGCCTGTCCGAGCTCTCGGCCGACGGAACCATCAACCTTGCCACATACCCGACCGTGGCGATTTCTGACTCCGGGTCCGGTCTCGCCCAGGCGATGAGGGCAGAGAAGGAGGGGTACCGGGCGCAGCAGCACGCGCTCTCGGCGTACAGCGGCCTGGCCGCCGCGCTCGAGGATTGGCGACCGGGTACGGCCGCGCTGTTCCTACTGGTATACCCAGATCCGCACTTGTACGCGCCGGACGCGGTTGAGGTGCTGTGCGCGCTGGCCGGAGCCCCTGCCCGGACCTGACCGCAGGCAAGACGAAACCCCCACCGCACGAATCAGGTGAGGGGTTTCGACTGCCCGTAGGTGCGCCCCATGCGAACGCTCCCGACAGCTACTGTGCGCGCCACCCGGGTGGGGGCAATGAGGGTGCAGGTGAGGCCCCCACCCGAAGGAGGGGGCCTGCTTACGTGAGACCGCAACCACCACCCCGCATGTCCAACGGGCGATGCTCCCATGCGCTCAACAACCTGACGTACCCAGGCCAGACCGGGGCTACCCGGCGGCGTGCGGGCCGTTGACCACCACTGTGCCGGCGTTACCGGACTGCGCAACCAGCACCGGCACAGTCCCGCGCATGGCCCTTCCCTGCTCTGGTGTTCAGCCCGGTGACGTCGGTTTCGACTACTCCTCCGGGCTGGTCGCGTGGGCGGTGCGCCTGTCTGGCACGTACGCGCACACGTTCACGTTCGACCACCTGCTGGCGACAAGCCCGGACGGGTCCGAAGTGTGGGCCACTGTCGAAACGTTCCCGAACAACGACCCGGCCCTGGACGGCACCTGCCCCCGGCGGCGGACGCTGACCCGCCCGGCGCCCGGCGAGGAGTACCGGCTGGCGGTGATGCGCCCAGCTCGCACCCAGTCGGAGGCGGACGCCATTGTGGCCGCGGCTGCCGGGTGGGCTGCCCGCCACCCGCGGTACGACTGGGCCGAGATTGCGCGCATCCTTCTCGACAAGTTTGGCGTCAAGGTGGACCGCTGGTCCGACTCGGATTATAAGGCGATCTGCTCCCACCAGGTCGCGGACTGCATCGTGGACGCCATCCCCGAGTTTGGGCCGCTGCTCCCGTACCCGCCGTCGAGGGTGTGGCCGGGCCTGCTGGCCGCGGTGCTGACGGCGGCGGGCGTGCCGTCGGTGCGCCTGTGGTCCGCTGTGCCCGTTTAGACACGGTTAGACCTGGGCGGCCAGCCTCTGACAGCGCCAATCTGAGCGCCGAAAACGGCCCCGGGTCCGGTAGCACCCAAACGGTACCGGGTGAGGGCCAGGCGCGTCCTGCCCCTGTTGCGCTATGTGCAGGTAGCTCCCCCCTGAACGAAAACGGCCCGAAACCGGCGGCGGCGCGACTGGCCTGGTCCGATCTGGGTTCTGAAAAGGCAACCCGCGGTGCCGTCCTGACCGGGCGCCCTACCGTCGGCCCAAAGTGCCCCTCCTGACCTACTTGCGTTATGTGCGCGCGCCGACACGGTACGTGGTGTCCCCACATTCCCGCGGGGGCCAACACCGAAAGCAGGCACCAAATGTCCTCCACCGAAATCGCCACCATCACCGCCGCCCCCCACGGCGCCCTCGCCATCAGCCCAGACCAGGCGCGCTGGTCGGACGTGCAGCGCGCCACGTTCGCCCAGATGGGCATTGAGGACGCGTCCGAAGCTGACGCCCTCGTGTTCCTCAACCAGGCCCAGCGCACCGGGCTCGACCCGTTCACGCGCCAGATTTACATGATTGGCCGCAAGTCCAAGGTCAACGGCCAGTTTGTCACGAAGTGGACCATCCAGGCGGCCATCGACGGGCTGCGCGTCATCGCTCAGCGGTCTGGGAAGTACGCCGGCCAGGTCGGCCCATTCTGGTGCGGCGGCGATGGTGTCTGGGTTGACGTGTGGTTGCAGTCGTACCCGCCGTCAGCGGCGAAGGTTGGTGTGCTGCGCCGCGGTTTCACCGAGCCGATGTGGGGTGTGGCCCGGTTCGAGTCGTACGCCGCGTACAAGGACGAGTGGGCGGGCGGCTCAAAGACGGGCGGGCGGACCCTGTCTGGGCAGTGGCCGACGATGCCTGACGTCATGATTGCGAAGTGCGCTGAGTCGCTGGCGTTGCGGAAGGCTTTCCCGCAGGACCTGAGCGGCATTTACACGTCGGAGGAGATGGACCAGGCCGACGCGCTGGCGCCGGTCGTGCAGGGCCCGGGAACGGGTCAGGTCGTTCAGGCGCAGGCACTGCCGGCCGGCCCGGCCATTCCGGCCGGGTTCGCGGCGCGCAACGAGGCCACGTCTCGCATGGTCGCGGCGCTCGGCAAGGAGCTCGCGGTTGAGCTGTGGAACGGCGCCGGCCTGGCGGACGCGCAAACGGTCAACATGGCCGTTGTGGACGGTCTCATCGCGAAAGGCGTGGCGCTCCTGGACGACCGCGCGAAGGCGCCAGCCGCGGACCCGCTCGCGGACTACGTCGCTGGTGAGGTTGTGCCGGACCTGCCGGGTCCGTTCTCATCGACGACACCCAACCCGCTCGCTGCGGAGACGCCCACCGAAGCCATCGCAGCGGACGGCAACCCGTTCACCCTGGACGACTGATGGGGACCATCTACTGCGCTTTCTGCAACCAGGAGCACTACTCGTTCCTGGTTGTGGAGGGCTGCACGCCCGACTCCCCGCAAGGGCCGGTAGAGCTTGCGCTCTGCGCCGCCCACTACACGATCCTCCTCCCCGAACTCAACAGAAAGCAGGCCCAGCAATGACCACCACCGCCACACCAGCCACCATCACGGACGCCCAAACGGGGCGTGTTCTTGACGCGCTTGCCGCCACCGGCATGGTCCGCGACTACTCGAAAGTGTCGAAGGAGAGGCTCACTGCCGTCCTCGACGCTCTCCGGGCGTCCGTGAACGGCAACGGGTACACGAGCATCACGAACCCGGAGCTGGCAGAGGAGGCCTGCGGGAATCGCCAAAAGGTCCGGTCAGTGCAGTACGCGCTTCGGGCGTTGCGGGCGTCCGGCCAGATCCGGCAGCAGTCGTACCAGCCGACGGCGGACATGTCCGTCAGCCGGCGCATCTACGTCAACGACTGACCGGGCCCCGCTGCGGGTACGGGGAGCAGCCCGCGCACAGCAGGCGCACGACGTCGGTGGCGCGGGTGTAGTTGATGAAGGGCCGGGTCAGCTGGGTCGGGCACAGGGCGCAGAGCCCGCCTTGCGCTACCACGATGGCGTCCACCTCGGACCGTTCGAGTCCGTAGCCCATGAGGAGTCGGTTGTACCAGCGTGCTTTTGGGGGTTTGGGCGCGGTTCGGTAGATGACCCGTGGTGGGTCAGCTGGCGTGTACCGCGAGGTAGGTGTCACCCTGTGGACTGTGCCGGTTCGGGGGTCAAAGTGCAGCAAACGGGATGCGGTTGTGCCTAGGTGGTTGGCGCCGTTTTTGGGTGGGCGGTTGGGAGCGGGTGTGAGCGTGGCGCAGGCGCGGGGCAGGCTGTCGGCAGCGGCGCGGGGTGCCGACGATCGGCGGTGTGCGTTGCGTCAGGGTGTTTCAGGCCGGCGGGAACGCTGCGAGGGCGAGCGCGAGCGCGTCGCGCTGCACCTGCGACAGGGACTCGAGCAGCGCGGCGACGGCCGGGTTGACTTCGGGCGCCGGTGTCGGGTTGAGCCGCTCGAGCTCGCCGTCGGTGGGCTGCCGGGTGGTCGCGGTCGGGGTGCCGTCGGCGTCCCAGGTTGTGTGCGTGACCGTCCAGGTGCCGGCGGTGTCCTGGTCTGCGGTGACGGTTTCGACGACGTTGCCGTTGGGCAGGTCTGGGTTTTCGCCGCCGAGGCCGGCAGTGGTGGAGAGGGTGCGGGTGGTCATCATGCGCTCCTTAGCATCTGGATGATGGGCGCCGTGCCGTAGTCGGACCCGGTGGCAGCTCCCCGGCACGTGGACGCGACAGTCGCGGGTAGCGGGAAGTACGTGGCGTTGATGGTCCGACCGTACAGCGGGTCGTCGGTGAACGCCGCGGGTGGGTTGATCCCGGCGTATGCGACGCCCAACCCTCCCGTGAGCACGGCCTGGGCCAGCGCGACGGGGGTGCTAAGCACCCGGGCACCGTCCGCGCCCTGTGCCAGCTTTGACCGGAAGCCGATGGCACCCGCGCCCGTGGCTACCACGTCCCCGCCTGTCAGGAAAGCCAGGTAGTAGACGCCCGGCGTAAGGGTTTGGTTGATCGTGATCGAGTAGTTGCCGTCAGCGGTGCCGCTGACTGACACGGTGCCGGCATCCAGGACCAGACCCCGGATGCCGAGCTCGCAGGTGGGGTCGGCGCGGTAGATTCCGAGCCGGACAGCACCGCCCCCGCCGCCGTAAACGCTGTAGGTGGTGCTGGTGAACCCGATCTTGGTGTACGTGCGCGTTTCCGGCACGACGAACGGGGTGAAGTAGATGGTGTTGCGCTTGACCATCAAGTTGCCCGCGGCGAGCGGGGCTGACCCGGGCATGACGAACATCGAGGCGGACCAGTACCCAACCGGGTGGTCGTACAGGGAGGCCGTGCTGCCGATGACGGTCTCAGGGGTGACGCCCGCGCCGCCGCCTGGCGCGTTCGTGTTGCCAATCACAGCCCAGTCACCCGGAGTCACCACCGGGTAGATCGGGGCGTCCACCGGCAGCGTTATCGCATACCCGCCACTGGTCGGCCCCACCCGGATGGACGAGTTGGCGCCGTAGCGGACACCCACCGAGTAGAACGGGGTCTCCGCCTGCGTGGACGCGTCCGTGTACGTGGCCGTGCCCAACGCCACCAGCGTCACGTTCACCACAGTTGTCGAGCCGGTGTTGTCCTTGCGGTAGATGTCGTAGCCGAGCGCGCCCGTGGTGTCGGCCGGCTCAGTCCACGTGACGATGTGCTGGGCGCCCGCGCCGCCAGACTGGGTGACGGCCACGGCCGATACGGGATCGCCGGACAGGGCCGCCTGGGTGGAGGAGGTGTTCGCCTTGGCGACGTACGTCTGCCCTGCCTTGACGACCACATCGCCTTTGAGCCACGGGCCGGTCCCGCCGGCAGTGTCGAGGTGCATGGCGTTCGTGTCAGTGCCGCCGCCCGTGCCGGGTGGGCCCACCGGGCCGACCGGACCAGGCACGGTGGACGCCGCGCCAGCCGGGCCGGTCATGCCCACACCGCCACCAGCCCACGGCGGGTTGATCCACACCTTCGCCAACGAGCCACTCAACGCCAGAACCTGACCCGGCCCGCCACCCGCCGGCAGGTCCGAACGTGCGTACGCCGCGTCCGCGCGCGCCTGAGCCGTAGCCGCAGCCGTCACACCCGCGTTCGCCGTCGTCTGGGCAGCAGCGGCCGCACCGCGCGAGTCCTCCGCCGCAGCCGCAAGGTCATCATGGTCGCCAGGGTGTGCCCCAGCCATCGCGGTGCCATCGGCGCGCGTCTGCGGGATGCCGTAGTAAGTCACGTGTGCTCCTAAGCGGTGGGCGTGTCGCCCTGTACCGTCCCGACGCCCGCCCCCCGGTCAAGGGTTAGGGCGTCCGCCGCGGCCAGCACCGCCGCAGCCACCGCCTCATCGGTAGCGTCAAGCAGTGACCCAGCCATCGACTCCACGTCCGGGCGGGTCAAACCCAGCCTGGCCGCAGCAAACGTCAGCATCTCCAAACGCAGCCCGTCCGGTGTCGGCGTGCGCGTCAGAGCCTCCGGGAAGGCCGCGTTCACGTCAAAGTCGTCCGGCAGCACCTCGTCGGAGTGGTTGTACTGGACCACGTCCCGGTTTGTGTGAATGTGCATCGCAAGCTTGCCGCCGGCCACAGCGGACAACAAACCCTGGGAGCGCACGTCCAGCAGGACACCGCCGTCGCACACGAACTCCAAAATCCAGTAGTCGGACCCGTCAATCTTCTCCCTGCCGGCAAACCAACCCAACAACGTGCGCGGGCAGTTCACCCGGCCCGGCTTCGCAACGTCTTCGCCGCGCGCCACCCTAAGCAGCGTGTTCAGCGCGACCGCTTCCGAGGACGCTGTTTTCTCGCACACCCGTTTCACGTTCACCCAGTCGTACCGGACGCCCCCGCCCTCCGTGAACGTCTGCACCTCAAAATCGAACCCTTTACGGCCGCCCGCCGGCAGCCACGAAACGGCCAAGACGGCGCCCATCCCCGGAACTTCCCCGCCGGGAAGCAGGCCCTGCACGTCAGCGGTGATTTGGTCCTGGGCCGGGCCCGTAAGCAGCTTTCCCAGCGCGCCCTCAAACGCTTCACCCGTGCCGCGGTTGCCGCCAGTACAGAAAGTAGAAGCCTCCGCCAGGGCGCCAATGCGGCGCAGCTCCGGGGAGGCTTTGATGGCTGCCCACAAAGCAGCACCGGCCGACAAGGTCCGGTCTCGGGGCGGGAGATTCACCATCCCCTGCAACGGTCCAGGCCGGTTAGCAGTGGTCAAGCAGGTCAGGCGGTCAGGCGTGGCCCGAAGCACGCATGATTGAGATGATGACCGCCACAAGCCCGCCGGAGAACAGCGACGTGACCGGGATGATGTAAATCCACCGGCCCGAGTTCTGGTCCAGCTTCGACGTCAGGGCCTTGATCTGCACCTCTGCACGCTCGGCCTGCAGGTCAATCTTTTCCACGACGGTCGCGTGGCGGAGCTCCTGGGCAAGCTCGGATTTGGTGGTCTGCTTCTCGCGGTTGTCGTCGGCTGCGGCAACGGCCTTCTCCTGCGCGGCCAGCGCGGCCGCGATAGCAGTACGGTCGGCCAGCGCCCTTTCGTCCAGGGACTTGACTAGCGCGGTGATGGTGGCCGCTCCGTTGTTCTTGTTGTCGTCGATCTGCCGCTGCATCAGGTCCAGCACCCTGGTTACCCAGCCGGTGCTGCCCGCGTCGGTCGTCTCGGCTGCCATCGTGTGCCTCTCGCGTTTGAGAGGCCGGTCGGCCCTCACTGGCTACCGTCCGGGGCTACCCGGTTCAGGCCAGGAACATCAGAGCGCGCACAGGGCGACAAGCTCACCGTTGATGACAGCCAGCACGACCACGTCCCCGACGGTCTGGCCCGTGTACGACCGAGCGCACGGCACGCCCGCCACCAGCGCACCAATGTCCACCGTGACCGTGCCCGAAACGACGGCCGTGACCGTCCCGTACCGGACCACGCCAGCGGCCGCCTGGCGGGACGCGCCACGGGACCGCGCCAGCGCGCGCAAAGGCTGCCGTGAAGGTTTCAGCTCAGGCCTGCTCACAACCCCACCGTCCTGACCGCTGTGACCGTCATCGGCTGGTTCGGTGCCGGGTCAAAGCTCACAGACCGCACCACGTACAGGCCGTCCGTGCCGAGCTCCGAGCTCGTAATCCACACCAGGTCGCCCTCATGCACGGCCGGGTTTCGCAGCACGTCCACTTCGATGGCCTGAATGAGTCCGCCCTCGTTGCGCAGGATGGCGTTCGCCGCGACCTGGCACTGCGCCAGGGACGTGAAGGCCGAGTCGGACACCTCTTTCGTGACCTCGCCAATGGCTGCGACGTTCCACGGGGAGGCCGGGTCCGTGATCTGCGCGACGGCCCGGTACTGCCCGTTCGTGTGCGACGCGCCCAACACCACGACCGTGTTGATGAGGTCGGCGTCGTCCTGCGTGTCAGCGAACCGCATCACGGTCCCGTTCACTCCGTCAGCGAACGTCCACGCCGCGTCAGCCCGCGTCATCGTGGACAGGTCCGGGACGGGCATCACCGTCACGCCGCCGGTCGCGTCGTCAAAGATCACGCACCCGGAAAGCATGGCGAGCTGCACAACGTCCGCCCACGGGTCCGACGTTGTCCCGGCGCCCAGGACCGTTGTGGGTAGCGCGTCCGTGGCCCCCGTGATGGTCACCGTTGCGGACGGGCACCTGTCCGTGATGACAGCCCGGATGCCGTCAGCTACCGTCTGGCCGGTCCCGCCGACGACGAACGGCCGGTCCCACCCTGTGCGCTGAATGCGGCGCGAGACTCCGTATGCGGTGCAGGCCACCCCGAACCCGGTGGCGTCGTGCGTCCACACGACCTGCGAAGCCATGAACGTGCCCAAACCAGTTTCGGTGCCGTTCTCCGTGTAGAACGCTTTCACGTCCGTCACCGACGGGAGAAGCAGGCCGCGCAGCTCGGTCCGGACCGAGTCCCCGTACGTGCCGCCGCCGTATGTTCCAGTGCCGTATGTTGCAGCTGTGCCCGTTAGGACGGTCGTGGGGGCTATCGAGCTGACGCCGGCGGCCGTGAACCGCACCTGGCGGCGCACCGTTGCGGACATGTCCGCTGTCACCTGCAACGACGTGAGCGCCAGGTCCGCAGACTTTGTGCTGCCGTTCCACAGTTCGGCGCGGGCGGACACGCCCGTGTTGACGGCGCCCATCACGCAACCCCGGCCGGTCGGTCCACCGGCACAAACTCCAACGTGGCGAGCAGCAGCTGCTCACCTGTGCCGCGCAACGTGTTGTTTTGCTCAACGATGTCCGGGGACGTGATGGCGGCCACCCAGTACGTGCTGCCCAGGTCGGACGCCAGGTTGAGGGCGCCGCGCCCGGTAAGGGTGATGAGCGCGCTCTGGTCTGGCAGGCCCCACAGCATGAGCGCCGGCAGGATGATGCGCGTCAGGCGTTGCGGCCCCAGGTACAGCGTCGGCTTTGTTGCGCCCAACGGCCAGAACTCGCCGCGGTCCTGGTCGTACGTGAACTTGGGGTCGCCGGCCTCCGGCCAGATGCGCCGGCTCAGGGCGGGCAGGGTCACGTCGCGCAGCCACCAGCCGCCGGTGCCCACATCCACGCTCGCGGTGGCGGACCAGGTGGCGCCGCCGTCCGAGCTTGCCCGGTACGACACGGTGCCGGCCACGGGCGCGAAGTGGTCCGTGAACGACCAGGTGGCGCCCGTGGCGGTGCCGATGGTGGCCCAGGTCGAGTCAACCCAGGAGCGTTGCAGGGTGACCGTGCCCGAGCTCAGGGTGCCGGTCACAACCACGGCGCCAGTGGTGGCGTCCGGTGTCATCGCTACGATTGCTGCCGTCATCACACCACCTCTCAGTACTGCCGGGTCAGGCGGTCCAGCTCGGCGAAGTGCTCCACGGATACCTTCTCGATTTCGGCGGTGATGGCGGCCTTGTCGGCTGCCGTCGTTGCCGCATCGAAGTGGTACACGGGTGCGTAGGTGACCGTGCGTGCGCCGCCGCTGTGGGCACCCATTCCGGCGCCGACGCCAGCCAGGGCAAGCCCGCCGATGGACGGCGCGGTGAAGCGCGTGTCAGCGATGGTGCCCGTGACCTTGTCGAGGGTTTCGCGCAGCGCACCGATCTTGCCGGTCAGGCCGGCGCGCAGGCTGTCCATGATGGCGCCACCGTGCGGGGTGAGGAGTGTGGCGTCGTACGACAGAGGTCCCTTGTGCTCCGAAATCCAGGAGCCGATGCCGCCGATGAAGTTCTGAACGTCCCTGAACCTCTCCGTGATGCCGCGGAACAGGCCACCGAGGATTGCCACGCCGGCGTTGTACAGCCACGTGCCGGCGTTCGCGAAGATGCCTGTGACGAAAGCCCACGCGTCCTGGAACGGCTTGACGAACAGCGTGTTCAGCAGCGTCGTGAATGTGCCCCAGGCGGCCCTCACGTGGTCGACGACGCCCGTGACCAGGTTGACGACGCCGGCCTTGATGGCGTCAAAGTGCTGAGAGATGAACAGGACGGCCAGGCCGATAGGGCCGGTCAGCAGCGCGAGCAGCAGCGGCCAGTGCTCTTTGACCCAGCCGATGACGACCTTGCCGGCGTCAACGAGCCAGCCGAACGCGATGGTCAGGCCCTTCCAAATAGTCTGGAACCACGTCGTCTTTGTGGCAATCCACACGATGCCCGCGACCAGGGCGACAACGGCGGCGATGACCAGTCCGATTGGGTTCGCGTCCATCGCCACGTTCAGGAGCCACTGCACGCCGGCCCATACCTTCGTGGCCGCGGCAACGGCGAGCTGGATTCCTTTGTTGATGACGAGCTTGGCGTTGGCGATGGTCAGCACCGAGCTCACCTTGGAGAACCCGGAGACGATAGCGCCGGTGACCTTGCCGGCCACGCCAGCGAGCGACGCCCAGCTGGCCTTGAACACGTCCAGTGCTTTGGTCGGCAGCGACTTGGAGAGACTGTTGACCTTGAGGGCCTGGGCCTCGCTGGCGAACCGCCCGGTGGCCGGGTTGTGCCAGGACCCGGCAGCGTCCTTTACGAACGCCTGCGGTCGCCCCGCGTTGCTCATGGAGCCGGCCACGGTGGACCAGCTTGACTTCGCCAGGTCGGTGGCCCTGCTCGCGCCGGCCTTGATGCCGGAGCCCATCCGGGCGGCCAGAGACGGCTTTTTGCCGAACGGCAAAGACATCTGCTCACCGGCCTTCGGGCCGTACCCGGGCATGCCGGGGATCTTGGAGGCGAGGTCCCGGAACTTACCGGCGGCCGTGGTCGCCCGGCCCCACGCGCCGGTGATGCCATCAATGGACGACTGGACTACGCCGAACGTGCCCTTCACAACCTTGAACGCCAGGTACGCAACCAGCAGGTCCTTGACCAGGGTCATGTGCTTGGCGAGCCAGCCGACGACCTCGACCATGACCGTGGTGATTTTCAGGATGGCCGGGATGAGCGTGCCGGCGATGAACTTGGCTGCGGACTCGAACGCGCCCACAATCTCGGCCTTGTGCGCGGCAACGTAGCTGATGACGGCCGTGACCGCGTCCTGCAGTTTCTTGAACTCGACGGCGGCATTGCGGCCCATCTCAACGAACGCGTTCCCGGACGGTCCGTTGCCCTGGAAGCCCTCCATGAACAGCTTCGCGTCGGCGGCAACGGTCGTGGCGACCTTTTTGACGGTGGCGCCCATCTCGGCAACCTTCGCCCGGAAGGTCTCGGAGTGCGTGTACGCGAAGTACGCGGCGCCGCCCAGCAGCAGCAGCGGTGACAGGAGCAGCAGGACGGGCGCGGCGGCGGCCGCCGTGGACACGGCAAACGTCAGAACGGCAGCGGTCAGCACGCCACCAACGGCTGCTGCGAGGCCGATAGCGGCACCTTTGTTGTCCGCGAAGTACCCGAAGACCGACTGCACGACCGGGATGAGCTTGCCGCCAATCGTGATCAGGAGCGTCTGCGCGGATTCCTTGATGCGGTCAACCTGGTTAGCAAAGAGGCCCTGAATGGTGGACCAGTCCTTCACGGCGCCGCCCGCGTCGGTGGTGGTTGCGGCGATGGCTTTCACGTTGTCGTTGAAGTCGCCGGACGCCTTGCCGGTCAAGTGCAGGGCAACCTGCAGACCGGTCTGGTCGCCCATCAGCGATTTGAGTGCCGCGGTGAACGTTTGCGCGTCCTGGCCGCCGCCCTTCAGCGCGGCGGAGAACCCGTGGCTGCTGTCCTGCATCGCCTTCCACTGCTGGAGCAGCGCGCCCTGCGGGCCCGGCAGGGCCTTCATTTCCAGGCGGTACTCGCCCAGGCCAATCTTGCCGGACGCGTACGCCTCAGCCACCTTTTTCGCTTCCGCCGGAAGGCTTGCCATCGCGCGCTTGGCGTTCTCGGCAGCGGCCTGCGACTGGTTGAACGCGGACCGCAGCGTGAGCCCGGCCGGGCCCATCTTCGTCATGATGGCGCCGTAGATTTCGTCCATCGTGCCCGTCAGGCCCTTTTTGCCGAGCTGCTGCGCTACCGTCTGCGCGTTCAGGCCGTACGAGGCCATCGAGGACGTCATTGCGGCGGTTGGGGCTGCCAGCTTCACAATGGTGTGGTTCAGGTTTTGGGCCGCCTGGTCAGCTGACAGGCCCTGCGCGGTCATTGTGGCGAGCGCGCCAGCGACCTGTGGGAAGCTCAACCCGAGCGCGGCGGCGTTGGGGAGCACGGAGTGAATAGAGCCGGCGAGGTCGTCCATCGTCATCTTGCCTCGACCGACCGCCGTGACCATCTGGGACATGATCAGGTTGACGCTGCCGACCGGCGCGTGCATGTCTTTCATCACGGTCGTCAGCGCGTTGCCGACCTGCACCATGTCGGCGCCCTCAATCTTTGCGCCCTGCGTGGCCGCGTTGAGGACTTTGAGGCCGTCCGCGCCGTGGAACCCGGCGGACTCGATCTGGTACATGCCCGCGGTCAGCTGCTCGGTGGTTGTGCCCGTGTCCCGGGCCACTTTCAGGATGCCGTCAGAGATGGAGGACAGGTTGGACTTGTTCTCGCCGGCAGCCGTGACGAGCTTCATCGTCTGCTTTTGGAAATCGGCCGCCATTTTGATGCTGGCAACCCCGACCCCGACCGCGGTCGCGACAGCGGCTCCGCCCACCGTGGACAGGCCAGCAACGGCCTGGTGCCCCTTCGCGGTAATCTTGTCCATCGCGCCGCCGGACGTAGCGATGCCGGACATGACCTTGCCCTGGGCGCGCTCGAAGCTCGACGCGTCGCCTGTGAACAGCGTTCGCAGTACTGCGACGTCAGGCATTCGGCCCACCACCCTTCGTCATCGTCGGCGCTCCTCTAGGTCTTTCTGGATTTCCTGCTCCGCGTTCTCGTAAACGAGCGCGGCCATAACCCACCACTCGTTGCAGGCCTGCACGAGCTCCGGCGGTGGCGTAGGAACGAGCGTCCGCGGGTCCACCTTCATGAACCGCGCGGACCGGAGCAGCAGGTACTCGTCAGGCTGGTGGTACTTCACGTCTGGGTTGCGGGGGTCAATCCCGCCCCCCAGCACCATGACGCGCCTTAGGCCTTCGGCTCGGGCGCGGAGGCTTTTGGGGCGTCCTCCACCACCGCTTCGAAGATGCGCATCATCATCACGTCTGGCAGGGCGTTGACGTTCTCCCTCGTCAGCGGCCACGGCTCGCCGTTCATGGAGAAGTCCCACGACGCCAGGATTTCGGTCAGGGTGTCCGCCAGCCCGGACCGGGGCGCGAGTGAGACGCCGTCCCGCTCGTCCCGCTCGGCCGTAGCCATGTGGGCAGTGGATAGCGCCCGCGGGCGGTACACGACCACCAGGACCGTGTCCGTGTTCGGGAAGGTGACGGTGCATTCGTGCAGGTCTGCATCGAAGTACTTCGTGAGGTCGAAACCCATGCTGTGTGTGCTCCTTAGGCGGTGGTGGGGTGAAGCGGTGGCAGTCAGCCGCCCTCGGGTCAGAGGGTGGCTGCGGCGTTGACGAGCGTGTAGTGCTGGTTGTTTCCGGCGCCGTCCTCGACGATGGTCAGGGTGATGTCCACGCCCCACACGCCTTCGGTGTCTTTCAGGCCGGACACGTCTTTGACCTTCACTGCGTAGTCCGCGGTGAACGCGAAGTGCTCAGTGCCGGTGGGAACCACGCCGCCGACGAACTCGGCACGCAGGTAGTACGTCGCGTTGCCGGGAAGGCCGTTGTAGAACGCCA